TATTCGACGCTTTCGAAATATTGAATAAAATTCAAGAAGAAGAACAAATGATAGCGGACTCCAATAATAAAGCAAATAAGCCTGCTTTTAAAGGCTTTGCGGAAGGGAGATCTAAGTAATGGCATACGAACAAACATTATACAGGGTCGTTAAAGATCATATTAAGGCTTCTGTAATTAAGAAAAAAAATCGTTATGCTAAATGGGAATACGGCTACAATAAAGAATACGATGTTATCGTTATCAGCAAAACCGGAAAGATAGGAGAAATATATGAGATAGGGGATATAATGATCGCGTTGCCTAAGCCGGAAGATGCAAAAGATTTAGGTGAAAACAAATGGCAAGTTGCTGAATACCCAAAGGCATTAAAAAAAATTAAAAGCGTACAAGATTGGAATGCTTACCCAAATAGTTTTAAAGAACAGTGGTACCCATATATAGATGAAGAGTTTGAAAGACGCGAAAAAGGCTTTTGGTTTATTAATAAGAACAAGCCTACTTATATTACTGGCACTCACTACATGTACTTGCAGTGGTCTAAAATCGATGTCGGATTACCAGACTTCCGAGAATCTAACAGATTATTTTACATATTCTGGGAAGCTTGCAAGGCAGATTATAGATCGTACGGCATTTGCTACCTTAAAAATAGACGTTCTGGATTTTCATTCATGTCGTCGGGAGAAACAGTTAATTCGGCTACAATATCTTCAGACTCTAGATTCGGTATATTATCCAAGTCTGGGGCAGATGCTAAAAAAATGTTCACGGATAAAGTTGTACCCATATCGGTAAACTATCCGTTTTTCTTTAAGCCAATACAAGACGGTATGGATCGCCCAAAAACAGAATTGGCCTACCGTGTTCCAGCTTCGAAATTTACCAGACGTAAATTAGAAGATAACCAAACGGCAGAGGAACTTGATGGATTAGATACAACTATTGACTGGAAAAATACAGGTGATAATAGTTATGATGGTGAGAAACTAAAACTATTAGTTCATGATGAATCCGGTAAGTGGGAAAAACCCACTAACATACTCAATAATTGGCGAGTAACAAAAACTTGTTTACGATTAGGTAGTAGAATTGTAGGAAAGTGTATGATGGGTTCAACCTCAAATGCTTTAGATAAAGGGGGCAAAAACTTTAAAAAATTATATGACGGGTCAGATGCTTCGTTAAGAAATAAAAACGGGCAGACTAAAACGGGTTTATATAAACTTTTTATTCCTATGGAGTGGAATTATGAAGGCTTTATTGATCAATACGGATATCCTGTTTTTGATACCCCTGAAAAAGAAACATTAGATCCCCAAGGAAATTTAATTACAGAGGGAGTAATACAACATTGGGAAAACGAAGTTGAAGGATTAAAAGATGATGCAGATGCATTAAACGAATATTATCGTCAATTTCCAAGAACAGAACAACACGCTTTTAGAGATGAAGCCAAACAATCTATTTTTAATTTAACAAAAATCTATCAACAAATAGATTATAATGAAGAATTAAAAAATGCTGCTATGGTTACGCAAGGTAATTTTCAGTGGGAAAATGGAATTAAAGATACTAAAGTAATATTTTATCCAAATAAAAACGGTAGGTTTTTTATTACCTGGGTACCGGATCAAGAACAGCAGAATAACTTAATAATAAAAAATGGTATTAAATATCCTGGAAATGAACATTTGGGCGCCTTCGGATGTGATAGTTACGACATTAGTGGCGTCGTTGGTGGCGGCGGCTCTAACGGATCACTTCATGGATTAACAAAATTCTCTATAGAAAATGTACCGCCTAATCATTTTTTCTTAGAGTATATTGCTAGACCTGCTACCGCAGAAATGTTTTTTGAAGATGTACTAATGGCTTTAGTGTTTTATGGTATGCCTTTATTAGCAGAAAATAATAAACCCCGATTGCTTTATTATTTGAAACGAAGAGGATATAGAGGATTTAGTATTAATAGACCTGATAAAACGTATAATAAATTATCAGTTTCAGAAAAAGAAGTAGGTGGAATACCTAATTCAAGTGAAGATATAAAACAGGCACACGCCTCTGCTATAGAAACATATATAGAAGATTTTATAGGCGAAAAAAAAGACGGGTATGGAGATATGTACCTCCAAAGAACATTAGAGGATTGGGCAAAGTTTGATATAAATAATAGAACCAAATACGATGCCTCTATTAGCTCAGGATTAGCTTTAATGGCTTGTAATAAACATAGATATAATCCTAAGGGAATAACAAAGATTAAATCTTATTCTTTAGGTTTTAAAAAGTATAATAACGAGGGGACTACTTCAAAAATAATATAATAAATGAATATAAGTACAAATACTAATAGCCCATTTCCAGATCAGGTTGTAAGTGATGCTGAAAAAGCAACATGGGAATATGGTCTTCAGGTTAGTAGAGCTATTGAGCAAGAATGGTTTAATTACGGAGGAAGTGGTTCAAATCGTTATGCAACAAATTGGAATAATTTTCATAACCTACGTTTATATGCTAGAGGAGAACAAAGTGTACAGAAATACAAAGATGAACTAGCTATTAATGGCGACTTGTCTTATCTTAATTTAGACTGGAAGCCAGTTCCTATACTATCTAAATTTTCTAATATAGTAGCCAACGGCATAACTCAAAAACAATATGATTTAACTTCGTATGCTCAAGATCCTGAATCTTTAAAGAAACGAACAGACTTTGCTGAAGACTTATTATTTGATATGCTCACTAAAAACGAGCAAGCTCAAGCGTCTGAAATAGTTAACGTTAATTTGAGCAGGTCTAATATTTCTCCAGATAATTTACCTGAGTCTTTAGAGGAAAGAGATCTTCATATGCAACTTAGCTATAAGCAAGCTATTGAGGTTGCTGAAGAAGAAGCTATTAGCACAGTTTTAGCAACTAATGAATTTGACCTTACTAAAGCTAGAGTAAATCAAGATTTAGTAAACATAGGAATAGGTATTACCAAAACTTCTTTTAATCCTGCCGAAGGTATTGTAGTTGATTATGTGGACCCCGCTTATTGTGTTTGGTCTTACACGGAAGATCCGCATTTTGAAGATATATACTATGTAGGAGAAGTTAAATCAATAACTATACCTGAGCTTAAAAAAGAATTCCCTAATATTTCCGACAAAGAATTAGAAAGAATACAAAAAATGCCCGGTAATCGAAGTATGATACGGGGATTTGAAAATTACGACTACAATACTGTTCAAGTATTATATTTTGAATATAAAACTTATACAGATCAAGTATTTAAAATAAAAAGAACGGATTCTGGTTTAGAAAAGGCTATTGAAAAAACGGATGAGTTTAATCCTCCGCCGAATGATAATTTTGAAAGAGTATCACGGTCTATAGAAGTTTTATACGAAGGAGCTAAAGTTATTGGCACGGACATGATGCTAAAATGGGAAATGTCAGAAAATATGACAAGACCTTTAGCAGATACAACTCGTGTTGAAATGAGCTATTCCTTATGTGCTCCTAGAATGTATAAAGGAAAAATACAATCTTTAATAAGTAAGTGTATAGGCTTTGCTGATGTTATACAACTAACGCATTTAAAAATACAACAAGTCTTATCTAGAATGGTTCCTGACGGTATATTTTTAGATATGGACGGATTAGCTGAAGTAGATTTAGGTAATGGAACAAACTACAATCCGGCCGAAGCATTAAATATGTATTTTCAAACTGGTTCTGTCGTAGGTAGATCACTTACACAAGATGGAGATATCAATAGAGGTAAAGTTCCTATTCAGGAATTAAACTCTTCTAACGGTATGGGCAAAATACAATCTCTTATTACAGCATATAATTATAATATGCAGATGATTAGAGATGTTACTGGATTGAATGAAGCAAGAGATGGATCTTTACCTGATGCAGATGCTTTAGTAGGTTTACAGAAAATGGCAGCAAACGCTTCTAATGTAGCAACAAAACATATACAGGATGCTAGTCTATTTTTAGCTTTAAGTACCTGTGAAAATATTTCTTTAAAAATAGCTGATGTATTAAATTTCCCTTTAACTAAAAATTCTTTAATGAATAGTGTGTCTACCTTTAATGTAGAAACTCTAAGAGAAATGGAAAATTTAAACTTGCATGATTTCGGTATATATTTAGAGATGGAACCAGATGATGAAGAAAAAGCTGAACTAGCTGCTAATATAAATGCTTCATTGAAACAAGGTAGTATTAATATAGAAGATGCGATCGACATACGTGAAGTTAAAAATCTTAAGCTAGCTAATCAAATGTTAAAGCTTAAGCGTAAGAAAAAATTAGAAAGAGAACAAGCGGTAGCACAACAAAACATCCAAGCCCAAGCGGAAGCAAATGCTCAAGCTTCTGAAAAAGCTGCAATGGCAGAAGTGCAAAAACAGCAAGCGCTCACATCTGAAAAAGTTGCAATTGAACAAGCTAAGTCTCAGTTTGAAATACAAAGAATGCAAACTGAAGCTCAGATAAAAAAGGAGTTAATGGCAACAGAGTTTGAATATAACATGCAGTTAGCTCAAGCTCAACTTAGAGCTACTAAACAAAAAGAAGCAGAAATTGAGGATAGAAAAGATAAAAGAGTAAAGATACAGGGTACTCAGCAAAGCGAACTTATTCAGCAAAGACAAACAGAAGGTATGCCTAAAAACTTTGAGTCACAAGGAAATGACGTATTGGGAGGATTTGATTTATCTTCTTTCGAACCAAGTTAAGTAAGTATTTAATAATTATATAATATTATATCATGAATGAACAAGTAAAAACGGAAGGGTCTTTTAAGATTCAATCCAAGCCAAAGCTAACTGATGAACAGATAGCAGCAAAAAACAAGGAACCTTTAATAGATGTTCCAAGCAATGTAACTAGAGTAGTAATTCCTAAAGAAGAAAAAGATGCCGTTCAAGAGCCAAGCACAGGCGGTGTGGATGAGAATAAACCAGCCGAAGATGTACAAAAAGTGGAGGAAGGAACATCCGAACCAGTCATTAAAG